ACCCCGCCCCACCCGCTGTGCTAGCCCTCTGGCATGGCAGCATTTACTCTCGAAGAAATTGCCCAAGCGCGGCAAGCCCTCAAAGGGGCTCTCCTTGGCGTGGCCATTGGCGGGCAGGAGTGCTCCTTTGCGGGGCGCGACATCCGCCGCATGACGGCCAAGGAGATCCGGGAGAGCCTGGAATGGCTTGACCAGGAAGAGGCCAAGCTGCGCGGCTGCGGTGGGCCGGTGTTCATCCCAGGCATCCCCCGGAGGGGCGCGTGGTAGCCCCAGCCTCCGGCGGCCACATGGACCGCATCGCCCTTGCCTCCCAAATGATGGGCGGAGTGGTGGAGCAAATCCGCAAGGCGTCCTCCGGGCACTCCGGCACTCTGGAGAATTTCCGCCCGCGCCGCGCCAGCCGCTACGACGAAGCTCGCTCCCTCGACCTGGTCATGGCCAGGGCCGAGTCCCTTGTCGGCAGCGATGGCCATGCGGCCTCCTGTGTGGACAGCTTGGCGCTCAACGTGGCTGGCCCCGGCCTGCGCCCCCAGTCCTACCCTGACCTTTCCGCCCTCGGCATTGAGTCTGAGGCCGCAAACGAATTTGCAGACAGCGCCGAGGCCGCCTGGAAGATTTGGTGCGCCGAGGCCGACGCTGCGGATACGGACCACTTCGACGACCTGCAGTATCAGTCCATCCGCTCCATGTTCGTCACCGGCGAATTCCTGCACCTCCCCGTATGGCTGGACCCCGCGAGCGACCCTTGCCGCACCTTTGGCCTGGCGCTCCAGGCGTTGCACCCTGCCCGCCTGCGCACGCCGTCCGACAAGATGACCAACCCGACCATCCGCGCAGGCGTGCAGCTCGGCATTGGCAATCGCCCCTTGGGCTACTGGATAGCCGAGCCGCGCGAGGGCCGCATGCTCTTGGGCCTCACCAGCAAGGACTTCCGCTTTGTGCCGCGCAAGATCGGACACCGGTTCACCTGCCTGCACCAGCGCCACGCCAACATGCCGGAGCAGCTTCGCGGCGAGTCTCTGCTTTCCCCGGCCATGAAGCACTTCCGCGACCTGGCCGACTACGTCGATTACGAGCTGGTGGGTGCGCTCATTGCCGCGTGCTTTACCGTGTTCATCGAGTCTCCGTCGACCGACGTCAACGGACAAGCTTTGCCTGGTCACCGTTCCAGCGGTGAGCAGGATCCCCGCCGCCCTTACCCTGCGGAGGTTGAGCCGGGCCTGGTCATGAGAGGCAAGCCGGGCGACAAGATTCACACCATCAGCAACAACCGCCCTGCGCCGTCCTTCGACGCCTTCTACACGCGCATGACCCGCATGGCCGCTGCCTCCACAGGCCAGCCATACGAGATCGTCGCCAAAGACTTTTCCAAAACCAACTATTCCTCCGCCCGCGCTGCCCTGCTCGAGGTGTGGAAGCTTCACACCATGTATCAGGATTGGTTCATCCGCAGCTACCTGCAGCGGATCTGGGTCATGGTGATGGAGGAGGCGCACCTGCGCGGCCTGCTCGCCATGCCCAAGGGCGCGCCTGGCTTTTACGAGTCCATGCGCGCCTGGTGCGCCGCAATTTGGACCCGCCCGCCCCGTGGCAACATCGATCCGGTCAAGGAGCGCAAGGCCGAATCCCTTGGCCTGGAGACCCTCACCGAGACCCGTACGAGCATTTGCCATTCCGGCGGCAAGGACTGGGACGCCGTGCTGCGCACCCTGGAGCGCGAGGATAAGGCCATCCGCAAGGCTGGGCTCGTCCAGGTGCTAGCCCCCGTTACTCCCGACAACAGCACGCCGCCCAATACGGCGTCAGGTGAGGAGGACCTCTCCGCATGAGCACTGCGCTTTTCCCTTCTTTGTGGGCCATGCGCCCGCGCGAGCTGGAGTCTCTGTGTACACAGCTGACGCTCCAGTCCACCGGCGAGCCTGCCCCGGCACCGAAAGCCGCCAGACCCGTTGTGCTGTCCCCTGGCCAGCAGGATTCTGGCGACCTCCCCTTCGAGCTGGTGGGCACGCTGGCCATCATCCCGGTCATCGGCCCCATGAGCAAGCGCGGCGATTGGTACCTCACCTCCATGCGCCGCATCGGCCAAGTTGTGCAGCTCGCCGCCAGCAACCCCCGAGTGCGCGCCATCATGCTGGACATCGACTCCCCCGGCGGCACCGTCGACGGCACCGAGGAGCTGGCTGGCATCATCCGCGCCGCAGCGGAGATTAAGCCCCTGTTTGCCTACGCCAACGGACTCATGGCCAGTGCCGCCTACTGGCTGGGCTCCTGCGCCAAAGAGATCGCCGCCCCGTCCACTGCGGAGATCGGCTCCATCGGCGTGGTCATGGTGCATACGGAGATGTCTCGCCTGGCGGAGAGCATTGGCTACACCTTCAACGTCATTTCCGCTGGCAAATACAAGGCCATGGGCAACAGCGTGGAGCCCCTCTCCGACGAGGCTCGCGCCTATCTCCAGTCCGGCATCGATGGCTTGTACGAATTGTTCCTCGAGGCAGTGGCCACTGGCCGCAAGGTGGACAAGGCCGGTGCCTTGGCCATGGCCGATGGCAAGGTATTTCTCGCGGGGGAGGCACTCAGCATCGGGCTGATTGACCGCCTGGAAAGCCGCGAATCGTTCATCAACCACATCAACGAGGAGGTCCGCATGGATCTGACGACCCTCAAGAAAGAGGCCCCCGGCGCGTTGTCGGAACATCGGGCCGAGGTCGAGGCCGAGCTCAAGGTCGAGTCCGACAAGAAACAGCAGGAGGCCGTTGCGGCCGAGATGCAGCGCTGCGTTGGCGTGTGCGGCGTGCTCATGGGCACGGATGCCGCGCAAAAGCTGGCCGGTGTGCTCGCCGCTGGCGTCAGCGTGGAACAGGTCGCCTCCATGGCCACCCTGCTGGGCGGTTCCGGTGGCCAGGCCGCTCCGCAAGGCACTCCGGCTAAGCCGGATGCGCAGGGTCAGATGCTGACCGCGCTGCAGACCGCCCACGGCCAGGGCATGGCCCCCATGGCTGGCAAGGACGTCACCGAGCAGAGCTTTGAGGCGCTTGTCGAGGCCCGCATGGCCGAGGCCAAGTGCAGCAAGGGCGCGGCCATCGTGCATGTCGCCCGCGCAAATCCCGAGGCCCACAAGGCCTACACCGACGGGCTTGCCCGCAAGGAGAAATAGCCATGATGCACAAAGGCAACATCACCCGCGCCTCTGGCGCCACGTTTGACCGCTACCGCCTGGTCAAGCTCACCACGGGCAAGCTCGTGCCTTGCGGCGCTGGCGAGGCCCCCCTGGGCGTGAGCGAGTCCGCCTCCCTGGCCGTGGACGATTTTGTCGCCGTGGGCCTGCTCAACGGCCCCGGCACTGTGGAGATCATGGTCTCCGGCAACGCTGCCGCTGGCGACAAGCTCATCCCCGCGGCGGACGGCATGGTCGCCAAGGACTCCGGCGTTGGCACCCGCATCATCATCGGCGAGGCCCTGGAGGCCGTCACCGGCGGTGGCGTGATCGAAGTGCTCCCCTACGGCTACGGCCACACCCTCACCGCCTAAGGAGGCTTGAGTTATGCAGTCCAAAGCCATTGTTCGGCCCGACCTGGGCTTCCTCGCTTACGAGCGTTCCGCCAGCGCCGCCACCATGGGCTTCATTGCCCAGCAGGTGCTCCCGGCCTTCTACACCCCGCAGAAAACGGCGCAGTACCCGTACATCCCCTCCGAGGCCCTGCTCGAGATCGTCGACACCCGCCGCTCTCCGCGTGGCGCTTACGCCCGCAGCGACTGGGAGTTCGACTGGAAGGAATACTCCTGCAAGGAGAACGGTTACGAGGAGCCTCTCGATGACTCCGAGGCCAGGCAGTACCAGAATCTCTTCGACGCCGAGGCTGTCGCCGTTGAGCGCGCCATGGGCATCGTGCTCCGCTCCATGGAGCTGCGCACCGCCGCCAAAGTGTTCAGCACCGACATCTTCGCCCCCCACGCCGCCGCGCACGCCTGGTCGGACTACGCCAGCGCCGACCCGCGCGCGGACGTGCTGATAGGCCGCAAAGAGATCAAGGCGACCACCGGCCTTAAGCCCAACGCGCTGATCCTGGACGAGGACGTGCTCATGCATGTGTCCATGTGCGAGTCCGTCATCGAGCGCGTCAAGTACACCAACCCCGGCGCCATTCGCGGCAGCCTCACCATGGACCAGCTCAAGGCCTACTTCGAGGTGGACCAGATCATCGCCGCCGGTGCCGTCTACAACAAGGCCTCCAAGAAAAAGGCCAAGAGCATCGGCACCATTTGGGAGCCCACCAAGGCCATGCTGGCCGTTGTTTCCAGCGGTGGCCAGGACCTGAAGGAGCCCAGCCTGGGCCGCACCTTCAGCTGGCAGGAAGACGCCCCGGAAATGCTCGTGGTGGAGCAGTACCGCGAGGAGCAGACCCGCAGCAACATCTACCGCGCTCGCCAGTACACGGACGAGTGCCTGCAGTTCACCGCCTCGGGCTACCTCATCACTGGCTTGTAGGCCTAACACAGTCCTACATCTCCTCTCACAGGCCCGCTCCGGTTCCGGCGCATACCGGGGCGGGCCAAACACAAAAGGACGGCGCATGCAGCCCACAGGTTTTTCCCCCACGGAAGTGTCGCTCCTCGCCGCCGTGATCGCCCTCATCTCCATCGTGGTCACCGCCTTTGTGATGAAGAGCAACAGCGATGCCCGCTACGTGACCAAGGAGCAATGCTCTACAGAGCGCCAGCTGCAGTGCGCGGAGCGCACCGTACTGCGGGAGCGGCTTGAGAAGATGGAAAGAGTCATGAGCGATGAGATGGCCGGGCTCAAGCGTACCCTACGAATTTCTCTCAATATGAACCGGGCATTGGTCACCTACGCGGATATCCCGGAGGAACTCAAGACCTCGCTACTCAACAACGACGGAGGCTACAAATGAACCTCGCCCACCTCAAAATGACCCGCCCCGGGCAGCTGCTGGCGCTCATCGCCCTGGCCTTGCTGCTGGGCGTGCTGGTGTTCGCCGCCCTGCCCGAAGGCCTGGAGAATATGCGCGTGGCCGCCTACAAGGCCTGGCTCGTCAGCATGTTCGCCGCCCTTGGCCTGGTCATCGACCTGGTGGTGTTCCACTACGCCCGGCCTGGACGCTTCCGCGTGTACGCCGACAGGGCCCTGTGGCTCCACGCCATGTACCGCCGTGCGGTGATCATCGGCGTCACCATGCTGGCCGGAGGGCTTGCGCTGTGAACCGGTCCGACAAAATCTTTTTCGGTACGCTCCTGGTGCTCCTGGCAATCATCGCCGTGCTGTATGCCAGCATGGGCGAGGCCAAGGCCGCCAGCACTCCCCCGGCCCAGGCCGTGCGCTACCGCCG